TTCAGCGGCACCGTCTGGCCGATGGTGATCTGCCCATCATAAGTATACCCCAGAATACCGTGCAATGTCTTGATGCCGGTAAATTCCTCAACCGAGCTGTCCAGAACACCGCCGCCAAAATTCCTGAACGGCACTAGCTTGCCATTGATCGTCAGCGCCTGCGTCTCGAACAGCTCGGCATTCACCTCGAAGATGCGCTTCTTAAAGCCCTTCAGAGAGCCGCTGGACAGGTTTGGCTCGACCGGCAGTGTCTTTACCTCTGGGGTGAAGTTAATGCCCACCTGATAGCTGCTGGTGGCCGCTGTGGCGAATGTAACAGTGTAAGGCGATGCCGGCACCGTCTGGTCAGGCTCAATGACGCCGTCGCGGATGATCTTGACCGTCTCAGCCTCTAGGTGATCCATCGTGACCGAGCTTGCAGCACCGCCAGTCTTGGCGCTGTCCAGCAGCACATCGGCGTCGAACAGCTCGACATAGTAGACATCCGAGCCGTTGATGGTGCGCTTGACCACAACATAGATGTCATCCACATCAACGCCGATGTTGACGAACTCGCCGTCGGTTGTCCACTCTGCCGGCGCGATCACGTTCTGGCTGCGCAGCAGCGTGTAGCACGCGATACTGCCATCATCGCCATTAACGATCATCAGGCGGTCGCCCTCGTCGGTAGACGTGGCGACGCGCACTGCCATCTCCTCTGGCGATTTCAGCAGGTGAGACGACAGCAGCGAGATCTTGGATGACGTGTAGGCTTGCACGCTGTCGCTAAATACGAACTCTTGCAGCGCCTTGCCTTGCCGCTGGATGAACAGCGTGGATCCATCCACGTTCTGCAAGCGGATGCCCGGCTTCATGCCGAATGCCGTCTGCTGCTTCACAATCAGGTTGCTTGGCGTGATCGGCTCGTCCAGCGTCTGCGGGACAAAGAACTCGGCCCCGGTGGTGAAGACCTGCAAGTTGCGCCCAGAGAAGATGTCGACAATGGCGTTGAACGTGCCGGTGTCAAGCGTTGCCTCGACGCCGTCATCAGCCAAAGCCTCGCCCGGATTGAAATTGAAGAAATCAGAGACGCGGGATCCGAACAGTGTCGATGGCCGGCTCTTGGTGCCGCCAAAGAACAGGCGACCCTCGTGAAACGTCACGCTGCGCGGGTAGCCGCGCGTTGCCGACCAGACCTCCTCGTAGCCGTGTTCACTGTTCCAGTCGCCTGCCACAATGGCGTTGGTGTCAAAGAACGGGATATCTACATATGCTTTCACGCTTGTGGCGCTGACAAATTCAACGATCCTAGCCCGGCCAAATCCATTTTCAGCGGTAACGTATTCTCCGACAGCGGCAGAACTGAACGCTTTAATTTCGTAGTTTGATGTTGCATCGGGCGCAGTGTCCCACGCCGGGTAGACAGTCGCCACCTTGGTCGATGCGACGTAGTCCTCGACGTGGCGCTTCTGCCCGGATCCTGTGCCGGCGGTGATCTCAATGAACATGCCATTCGGCTGGTCGTCAGCGGTAAAGCTGCTGGCCGCCTTCAGCGTGATCGTGTCAGCGCCGCCAGCCTGCGCCGACCCTGTGTCGGTGGTGACAGACGACGCGGTGATGGTGATGTTGCCGCTCACAGCAGACGGTGTGATGGTGTATTGTGGGCTGTGAACATCAAACTCAAACGCATACAGCGGCACATGATCAAACTCGATGACGCTGGCGGTCCAGTCGCTGTCTGTAGCGCCGCGCACGATCTTGGTCGGCGGCATGTCCTCGTGGACAATGATCACAGTGTCGGCGCTTTGTACCCAATTTATCTCAGGTATTTCATCTTGACCAAACTGATAGATGTTTAAGTAAAGATTGCCAGTGCCATTAATATTTGTGATTTGCTGGCCGTTTTTATAAACGTACATCCTCGCATAATCTGGATAACCCTGCATTGGGAAGAACACCAGCATGTAACTGTCAGTTACACTGAACTCAAAGGGGATCATCCGAACCCCATTGGCAGCAGTGCTGGGCAGGTCCGAAATAAACTTTGTGCCGTCGCGGCGCTTGGCACCGCCCTGCGGCTGGATGCTGACGTTGCGCGCTGTGGTCAGGCCAGACTTATACTGCGCGATGTCAGTACGCGCGCGCAGCTTCGGGTCTAGCTCACCGCTGGTGAAATCATTCTGGATCTGAATGATGCGGCTCATGCTAGTACCTGATGTCGGCTATGGGGAACTCTTGGATGTTTTGCGATGGTTGGCTTGCGCCGTCGATGTTGATAGCAACGCGCATGAGGCCACCGCGCATATTCTCGGATGGCGATCCGTATGCCTTGCCGTGATAGTATTCTGCCTTAGTGATCTGGTCAGTGATCGGCTCCGCAAACTCTGCCGCCAATGCGGTGCGCAACAGTCGCACAAAATATGGCGGGAAGATGGCAGGCTCCGGGCGGAACTGATAATCGATCCACACCTCTTCCAGATTGGTGTAGACGCCGCCGGCATAGATCTCAAAGTCGCGCACAGGGCGGCCGCCAACAGAGCTGGTATTGAATACGGCGCGCGGGTTGCCGAGAATATCGCCCGGCAGTTGATACTTGTATTTCCATTCATTGATTGGCGCATCGGCAAGCTGTGCCAGCTTCACCTTCTTCAGCGTCCAGCTAAATGGATACTGCATCAGCAAGGTGTCGCGCACATCATCATAGAGGCGGTCAGCAACCTGAGCCTCGTCTGTGCCGGTAGCAAATGAAGAAAGCGGAGTAGCGCCTAACATAATCAAGGCGTCTGAGCAGATTGATAGTTTGGTATCGCCAGCCGCCATAGCACTACTCCAAAAAAAGAAAAGGGGGGGCAGCCGAAGCTGCCCCGCCAGATTAGTCGCTGTCAGTAACAGCGCCGATGACTGTGCCGTCAGACACGTCAACGACCCCAGAGGCATTTGATACAACAATGTGCATCGTCACAGTGCGGGTGCCGCCAGTCGAGCCGTGGACAATGATCATGTCGCCGACCTTCAAGGTGTCAGACATATCATTGAAATAGCCCGATGCGTCAACATCAGTGTGAGCCTCGGTTGTGGTGTAGCAATACAGGGCCGGCGTGTTGCCTGCCTTGGACTGGCCACCAAGCGGGGTGAAATCAGCAAGTACGAAAGCCATTGTCTATACCCCTCTCTACTCGGTTGCGGAGATCTTAACGATCCCCTCGTCATCGATTGCAATAGCGCCAGCCGAGAACATCGAAGACACGAGGAACGACGTTTTTTCAGGAACGTAGTTGATCTCGCTCTTCTGGTTCATGCCGATGCCAAGCCCGATTGCGTCGCGGTGGAATGCGAAGCAGGTGCGGGTCGATGGGAGCGGCAGGCCACCCTCGTCACGATCACCAAGAGTGATGAACTTGAAGCCGAGGAACGTGTCGATCTCGCCAGTGCTGAGAGCCTTCACAGTAGCGAAATCGCTGCTGGTCAGCTCAGTCTCGTCAAGAAGCGCGGACAGGCCATTGGCATGAATGATCATGCAGCGACCCTCTGCTGGTACGTTGTTGGTGTCCAGAGCCTTCTTGGCTGCAAGCAGCTTTGCAAGGTTCATGTTGGTGCCGCTGCCGCCAATGTCGGTGCCGACAGTGGATGGCGACGATGCGGCGTTCAGCGCGTCAATGACGAGCTGGTCCATACGACGACCAATAGCATTACCGACAACCTGAACAAGCTCACGGCGCTCGTCGAAGTTGACCTTCTGCTGGTTGAAGATGTCGCTGTATTCAGCAGCGATGTAGTCAGACATCGTTGCAGTGACCTGCGAATAGGTCACGTTCAGCGGAGTTACATCGGTCTGTGGAACCCGCACGGTGGCAACGCCTTTACCGATCTTCGGGAACTTGACCTGATTGCCTTCGACATTTGTCCGCTCACGGGTGACGCCAGCCAGAGCGCGTGCGCCCTGATATGCCTGCTTCACCTCGGCATCGAACAACTGAACGAAAGCGTTGGAAATGCCTATTGCCATTTCTCAGTCCTTCCATTTCAAAAGTTAACACTGGTTCGCCAAGCAGGTGTCCATATAGGGCTGCGACTTGGGCATGTGCGCCACGCCCCCAAGCGGGGTTGACAGGTCGAAAGCGATTGTCTGTCAAGGGGGATTATAGGGAAAAAAGCGGAGGCTGTAAACGCCCCCGCCTCAAAGTCACATCGCGGTGTAGTCCGCAGTCCCATAGACCTGTTCAAAAGCCTTCTCGACTTTTGCGCGGAATGCCGGGTCGCTCTGATATTCAGGCTTGGCAACCATAGCCGACAGCTCTTCCTTGGATGGCGCGCCATCGACTGGCCCGACATCTACCGGGATCGGCTTGTCGCCGTAGTAGCTGCGCACCTTTTGCAGGGCGCGCATGCCTTGCGCTGTGCCGGCCATAATCTTGAACTCTTCAAAATCATCGCCGCCCCAGACGCCCTTGTTGACCAAGCTCTGCGCCCACGTCGTCATCGACTTGATGGTGGCATCAGCATTCGGGCCTAGCTTCTCGTACTCCTCTTTGTGAGAAATCGCAGCTTGTTCGCTTTCCGCGCCAGCCATTTCGATGAACTTGCCAGCCAGCTCGTTAAATGCCGCCTGACTAACGCCGTGCGTCTTCGCCCAGTCACGATAAGTGGCATACAGCTCATCATCCTCTGGAATGCCAGCCTCAGTAAAGATAGACTGATCATACTCATCCGGAACCTTATGCTGGCCCTGAGAAAACTTTTTCTGAAGCTCGTTGTAAGACTTGACCAGATTTTCAAGATCCGGGCCTTCATCCTCATTCCAGAACTTATCCGGGTACCACTCTGGCCGCTCAAAGGTGATTTCTTCATCCTCTGACGCCAGTGTGACGCTATCAACCGATGGCTCGGTGTCTGGTTGCAAGTGTGAAATAGACTGCTCTTCTGCTTGCTGCTGGTTGTCGTCGCCTTCGACTTTGGCATCGGCCAGCAGCCCTTCAGTTTCGCTCATAGCTCTCTCGCTCTTTTGATACGCCGCTCGATTTCTCGGACCAGACTATTCTGGCCCTCTCTAGCATAGCCGTGGCTGGCATCCTCACCGGGATACCAAGTCGGCTGCTCTATCGTCAGTGATCGCAGATGGGTGAGCAGCTTTTGCCCATCGTCACTGCCGAAGACCCGCAGATAAAGACGATCAACGTCATCCTTATCCACCTGTTGTTTGTGCGCGATCTCAGGGTCTGCGGCTTGCAGACCTTCCCAACCGTCAGGGTTCATTGATTACATTCCTTCTGGTGCTGGTGCCGGCGCTTGGCCCTGAGCCTCTGCCTGTGCTTGCGCCTGCATCATTGCTGCCGCCTGCTCCATCATCTGCTGGCGCTCCTGCGGTGTGGTGCGCAGATCTGCCGGGATGCCGAGCTTGTCAGCCACATAGTCCGGGATGCTGCCGGTCTTGACCGCCATCTGCCCCTCTGGGCCGAGCGCGGATGCCATCTGCACCCACTGCATGATCTTCTCAATGTCGCCCATATTCTGCGCCTGAGCGATGGGGCTGATTGGCACCACCTTGACCTCAAGGCCATTGACCTTCAGCGGCATCTCAATCAGGCCGCGCTCATCCATCACATACAGGATCCGGGCAATCATCGGCACCATTGTCTCGGTGATGAGGCGACCAAAGGCACTGCCCAGATTGCTGGCCAGCTCCTTCATGCGCTCTGCGATTTCTGTGGCAGACCGGGCCGACATATTGTCTGGCGGCAGGGTGTCGTCCAGCAGGATCTTTTTGATGTTCATGCGCAGGTCGTTGATCACGATCTGGCTGACGTTAAAGTCGCCGGAGCGCGGCATCTGCCGCAAGCTCTCACCCTGCGGACCACCGTTGCGCGCCACAGGAATGATGGCACCCGGCGCGATGCGAATGGTCTGCGGGTTTAGGACGCCATCGTCTGCCGCCGTGTAGACGCCGGCAATCGACAGGCTGGCGTTCTTCAGGAGCAGCTCCAGCGTCTTGTTCAATGTCTTGATGTCGGGGATAGCCGTCACCAGCGGACCGCGCCCATAGACCTCGCCGGCCACTTTCATGTAGCGCGCGACGATCCACGGCGATGATTTCATGCGGCGCATCAGAAGCTGGCTTTTGCCTTCCGGCCAGATGACGTGATAGCAGAAATCGCCCTGCTCAATGTCATACAGCGTGGCCTCCAGAAGCTCGATTTCCTGCGTCGGCTTGTCCGCGATCATGCGCTGCAAGCGATCCGGCAGCTCGGCGTCCTGCCAGTGCTGCTGGATGGCCTCGCCCTTCAGGCGCATGCGGCGGTAGACATTGTCCACCTTGCCGTGCGCGCCCTCTTCAATGGCGACCAGATACTGCGGGACAGCCGTGAAGCGGATTGGCGTCATGTCGTCGCCGTCTTGGATCAGCATGACGGCAGTGCCGACTGACAGATCCAGCAGGAACTCGCCCATCGCCAGATCAAAATTGGACTGGCGCAGTACCGAAAACATTTTCTCAGCGTAGATATCCAGAGCCGCCTGCGCCTCAATGGCGCGATCCTGCGGGATGTCAGCGCCCGGCTCCAGCCGGCACCAGTTGGCGTATGGCGGGAACAGGCCCGACTGGATGCGGTTGGCAAAACGCTGTACGGCATTGATGGCGGTGCTGTCGAACACGCGCGCCATCTTGTTTTGGCCGGGCGATCCACCACCCTCATAGTAGCCATCATACAGGTTACGCTGCGGCAGTCCGAACTCGTAGCAATCTTCATAGATCTGCCGCCAGTTGTCCTTTCGACGCTGCGCTGCGTCGTGACGCTTCATGATTTGTTCGACGCTATGCACTGGCTTTGTTCCTCTTGCTGATTGCTGCGGCCTTCTTCTTCGCGTCGGCCTTGGAGCTAGCGCCCCAAGCGCGCAGCGACAAGAGCAGGCGCGTAGGCTTGCCGTCTTTGTATTCAGGTCCGGGCATGCCGCCCATACGCGCGAGGAAGCTGGCCCGGCGCGGATTGTCGCCAGACTTGACCGGGCGCTTCAGGTTCATGCCCTGCGCCTTTGCAGAGCGCCGGCCTGCCTCGTTGAGGCCACCTGATGGGTTCTTGCCGGCCTTGCGTTGCCAAGCTGGGGATCTAGCCACGCGCCGCCCTCATGTTGTCGATCAGGTTTGGATAGGGACGCCCGGCCTTTTTAGCGGCGCGCATCGCTGTGCGCTTCTGCGCAGACGACAGCGACTTGGGCTTGCCCAGACCCTTAGGGCGCTTCTTGTCCCAGACCTGCTTAGGCTTTGCCATAGCCGGCATCCTTCTTCTTCGCCATCTTGCTCTTCATGCTGGCCCCGGTCATGCGACCGCCAGTCTGCTTGGCATATTCCTTGGCGGCCCTCATGCCAGCCTTGCTGTAGGCAAAGTGGCGGGTCTTGCCCTCTTTAGATACGACCTTTGGCATTATCCAGCTCCTAATGTGTCAGCAGTAAATCTGTCGCCACTCAGCAAGGTGCGTGCGCCGAGGCGGCGCAGACCGGCTGCACGCCGGCGGCGGTTCTCTTCTTCAATCTGCTGTGCCAGCGCCGAGCGGCGCACGACAGGTGGGGCGGGCGCGGCTGCCGGCTGATCCGGCTGTGGTGCGCCCGCGCCCATCTGAGCCGCCTGAGCGGCACCATCGCCGCGATTGGCCTCCTGCATAGCCAGACGGTCTGCCTCGCGCTGACGGCCCGTGTAGCGGCCATTGGACATGACGCCGATGACCATACCATTCTCTCGGACAGGCGTGCCGCCGGCCTCGATCTGGCGGATGATGTTTTGGCGCATCATTGATCCGATGCCGCCGCCAATGATCGCCGCAAGCGATGGGATCATTGGCTGCGCTTGTGCGCGCTCTTCACGCTCTTGCACGTTTTGGATGGCCTGTTGCCGGCTTGGGCTGCGACTGGCGGCCGACCTGCTGCGACCGCCACCAAAAGTAGCGCCGCCGGAGTATCTGCTTTCACCGCGTGGATCAGCCATAACCTAGCCCAACGTCTCTTGGATGCCCATCTCGGCATCAGGTCTGTCCGGCGACAGCAACGAGCGGCGACCACCAATCATGCGCGCCCTACGGCGTGCCGCGATCTGCGCCATCTTCTGGCGCTCCTGCTCGGTCAGGCGTTGCTCTTGCCGTTCCTGAGCCGCGACCACCTCCGGATCCGGCGGTGGTGGGGATGGAACTCTGGGGCTAATCAAACCACCCATCAAAAATACCTCGCAAACATCATGTAGTCAGCGCCGTCTGCACCATAGTTTCGCAGGACGCCCTCGCGGGTGAATTTTAACGCATCTGCCCACCGCATAGCAAGGTCATGTCGTGTATTTACAGTGACTTGCAACCGTTGCAGTTTCTCTTTGGACGCAATGTGGTTGATATATCGTTGTGCGCCCCTAGTGAGCGCAACCGGATGCGATGCAATCTGGTCGCCTGTCAGCATCCACATCTCGGCAACCTGATGCCACAGCTTCACATAGCCGAAGCAGCAGACGATCTTGCCGCCAACAATCGCGGTTTGCGCGTTGCCTGTCGCCTGATACTGGCGCAGCATCTCCCGAAAATTCGGCACGCTGTCAAAATAGTCCGCGTCAAAGGGGCGCAGATCCATCGCGTAGGCATGCCCCCAGTGGAACGGCACAAAACTGACGCCGGGATCGTTGGTGATCATCAGAACACGCTGAAGTCAGTGTTTGCCTTGAGCTGCTTGAACTGCTGGCTGAATTGACTGTTGCGCGTGATCGACCGCACCTCGCCGGCACCAAGCATCAAATAGCCAAACGCATCGCCAACGTGGCTGTGCTCATTCTTATTCGGCGCGTCGCGGAACCGCTCGTAGCCGGCACCGACGGCAATCCGCTTGAAGTGATAGCCGCCGGCCAGCGACTTGCGGGTGCGGGTGCATTTGCTGCTCACCACAAGGCCGGGCTTGCCGGCGACCATCCGGTTCATCGGCATAGCGCCAGCCTCGCGGCGCACCATAAAATCATTAGAGCTGGTCGGCCTAGCGTGCAAGCCCAGCGTCCTCATATGCTCAAACGCCGTCACCTCGAAGATTTCGTCGCGCTTCACGCCGGCCGGGTCGCCCCAGATCAGCACGTCCGACTTCGGGAAGTGCTGCTGGATGTCCGACACCAAGTGATGACAGAACCGCTCCAAGCCCATATCAAACGCCACCAGCTCGTGGACCACATGCCAGCGACCGTTCGCCATCTTCTGCCCAAACACAGCCGCAGGCGTCAAGCCAAAGTCCAAGCCAATATGGACAGGCCAGCCCGGCTCAATCTCGACATCGCCAGACATCACGCTGTCAGAAAACTCCGGCCACACCGGCTTGCCGTCCTGCACGTAGACATACTGCGCGCCGGCATAGCACTGGATCCAATCCAGTGATTTGCCGGCAAGCTGCTGCTCGTAATATCCGGGCGGCAGATTATTCACATTCTCAGCGCGCGGGTTGTTGATCCAGTGCTTGCCAGCCGCGAAGATATTATCCTCATGCTCGGCAGTACCCTCAACAACACCGCCGGGCTGCTTGTAAAATTTCCAAGGATACTTGCCGCGAATGGGGTTCTTCTCAGCCAGACCCGGCCACCAGTGGTC